TGGGCCGGTTGCTCCAACCGAACCCGTAGGGCCGGTAGGGCCAGTCGGGCCAGTCAAACCAATTGAACCAGTCGGCCCCGTTGGCCCCGGCACGTTAGAAGCATCGCCAGTTGGGCCAGTTGGGCCAAGATTGCCGGTTTGCCCCGTTGGGCCAGTTGGGCCGGGAGCGCCCTGATCCCCAGTGGGGCCAGTTGCACCAAGAGGCCCAGTTGGGCCCGTAGGGCCATTGCTTCCAGTTGGCCCTGTCGGGCCAGCAACCGTTGAAGGATTTCCAGTTGGGCCAGTTGGGCCTCCAACACCAGCAGATCCTGTCGGGCCGGTGGGGCCAGAAACCGTTGAAGCGGCACCTGTTGCGCCAGTCGGGCCGGTAGGGCCAACCGCACCAGTAGGGCCTGTGGGGCCAGCATTGCCTTGCGGCCCAGTAGGGCCAACACCCTGCAAGTTAGCAACAGCCTGAGTCGTTGTGCGGCGCGATACGCCAGCCTGCACAATTTCAAGCTGCTCCGAACCTCCAAGAGAAGTGGCTACTGGGAGGTTTGGTATCTGTTGGTTCGCCACGGTTACAACTCCACAACCTTGTTCTTTTTACCGCAGTTTTCAGAAGCTGTCAGTATCTGCATGTTCCAAGGAACGTGCAGGCCGCAAGAATTGGCACCGTTAATAGGCATGATATGATCCACATGATGCTTTATGCCAGTTTGAACAGTTTTTGCCTGTGCAACGTCATAAAACTCTTGGATCATAGCCTTTTCTATCGCAGAAAGCCAATTTGGTGTAGCTGTCCGCCTACTGGCGCTTAGATTATTAAGCCTAGCGCGCTCCTGAGCATGTCTACTATAATAGGTTTTCATATATGATTTTTTTACTATTTCTCTGGCTTTTTGAGGGTTGTTTGCCCGTTTTTCTTTTGATTTTTCTTTAAACTTCGCGGGGTTTGCATCATAAGCCTTTTTGCAAGACTTCCTGACATATCCTCTAACTTTATCTCTATTATTTGCCTGCCATGCTGAAGTTTTTGCATTGAAGCAAGTCTTGCATTCTTTCCGCAATCTTCCCGTGTCTTTTCTTACATAGAAAAGACTTTCATCTTTAGATTCATGGCATTTGGAGCAAACAACAATCACGTTAACGGCCCCGTTTTCGGCACAGTTGTATTGTCGTAGGGCAGTCCCGGATCATTATTGCCGGGGGCATTAGGATCAGTTCCCGGCTCTTCATTCAAGCTGCCACTTGGGGCACCAGTCTGCTGTGTAACACGCGGATCATCATTTTGCGTAACACGGCGATCTTGGCCGGGAACAGGAATACCCGTGGCCTGATTAACCGTATCCTGTCCAGAAGTCGTGCGATAATTCGTCTGCGCGTTAACCAATGATTCAACGCGCGGGTTCATAATCGGCACTGGATCGGCAGGGATAACGATAGCACGAAGCTGGTTCTGAGGAACATCTTCGCAGGTGCGGCACACCAGAATGCGCTTATTGATCAGGCTGGCCCCAGCCCAATCAAACTGCCAACGCAAATCAACGTGGTTGTACCAGATGCCGCAACGATCACAGACGGCAAAAGCGCGTGGATTCTTGCTGCTAGTTCTAGCCCTACCCGACTGAGAGGCATACGCCATAAATCACCCCTCAGTTACGCCAATAGCCAGACACCATAGGCGAAATGTACATTGGCGCATATTCCGTATCCTGAGCCGCTGCGATGCCATAAGCCTCATCGGAAAGCTGCTTCAAACCAGCCGCAAGTTGCGGAGCCCAGATAATAGCAAGACGCGCCGCCAATCCAGTGGCAAATGCTTCCATCCAGCGATACGGGATATCAACCGTCTGCCCACTGGTAAGGGCAGAATCCTGAAGCTGACGCACACGGTAATACTTCAGGCTTGTCGGGCCTTGTGTCGTATTTGGCACCGGCCAAACAGTCACAGTCGGGCTCAACAGACGATCAAACCAATAGACAGTCGGAAAGCCCTGTTGTGTCTTATTAGGATAAGACGCATACTCTGTGCGGCTGATTGGCATGATAATACGATCCGTATTAGCACCCGCACCAGCATTAACAATGTATGCGTCCAGAATCATCACAGTATTAGCGTCAACCGAATAGGTTGATTGCCCAGTCACAAGCGGAGTTGTGATTAGATCAACAGCCCAGAGATTGACGCCCTGATTGCTCCAACGGGAGAGCATCAGATTGGTAGCCATACGAGCGGATTCGTAATGCTCCTGCACAAGTGAAGTGTTCCGCAGCCCACAAAGATTGAAGGCATACAGCGTCAATTCGCCAAGTGAAGGATTGAACGTATACGTTCCGCTCGTAGTCATTACCAAGCGCCCTGAGCAAACTGCGTAAACGTCGCCGTCACAGTGCCGGTTCCGCTATTCAGAAGAATACGGGCATAAGTCGGCATAATCTGTGTATTCGACTGACGGGCAACCGTCTGTCCCGAAAGGTTAGTATCGTTGCTTGTGAACCAAGTCATAGCAGCAACAGACACTGGATCGGTAGGTGAGTTTGGATCATCCAAAGTGGACTGAACCGTATAGTTCACCGTGCCAGAGACGTTAGCCTGAATGGACAGCATATTCTGCGTCCAATCATCAAAACGAACCCAACCCGACGCCGCAACACCAGACGTACCAACAATGATCGCACCAGCAGCAGCGGCGCTAATTGAGATGCTAGTAACCGTCTTAAAGTCCTGAACCGTCGAAGACGTGCTAGCGTTTGCACCAGCAACACTTTCAGAAATCGGATTGCCGTACCGATCAGTGCCGGTAATTGTCATCGTTTTTGCGCTATCGTTAGCAGCAAACGTGAAGAGAACCCGACGCGCTTCATCAAGCGTAGCAGCACTCCATGTTCCAACCGACACGTTACCAGCCGATGCACCGCTCGCAGTGATAGAGACAATCTGCGAATACCGCTTAGTGGAAACCACAAAACCAGCGTTTGATCCTGTGATTGTCTCAGACACACCCACATTGCCAAGGGCAAGCCCTGAAATAGTGAAAGTAATGCCGCTATCGTTGCCGACTGAGGTAATGACGATGTATTGGTTGCCAGCAAAGTAAACTGGGCTATCCGTCAGCGTCATAGCGCCAGCCCCAGCCAGAGTTTGCGCTGCTGCAATGCTGGTTGCGGAAAAGTCAGTCAAAGCACCGTTCAATGCAAGCTGCACAGCACCTGCTGGCGTTTGCGATGCAACAATCCCGTTATCATCTGCCGTAGCTAACGGGCCAACCGAAACTACTACTGGCCTCATTTTGAGTCTCCTTTTGCCCGCGCCACGGCGGCATTATCGACGAGATTTGGATAGGGACGCCCAGCCGCACGGGCCCGCGCCTTAGCCTGCTGCACCTGTTTCTTTTCCAGATGCTTTGTTTCATGCCCCTTTGGAGCCTTGGATTCCCAGAATGGCTTCTTCATGTCAGCACTTAACGTCCCATTTTTTCAAAGCCAAATTAATCCGGCTATTAGGATCATGCTTCGTCTTTGCAGACGTAAGCTTTTCCTTCATGCCGCACATCCGGCTACGGAAGTTCTCACGGCGCTGAGCATCGGCTGGGCTTTTTTCGGCCCGCTCTTTGCTCACCGGAGGTTTGAGGTTATGGCCTTCAGCCTTAGCCGAAGCCCGCCCTTTGGCATTGAGCCCGCCTTCTTTATTCTGGCCCTCTTTTCGTTGCCATGCAGGGGTGCGCGCCATACCATCCTCCGAAGCTGCCAAATTATAGCAAACTTATTAGAAATTCATAGCAGAACGGGGGCGCAAGGCCCCCGCTCCACTTAGCAACTGTAGGCGCTCATTAGCCCTTGGGCGACTGAGCGGAATCCCACTGAGCAAGCGTCACCTTGCCCGTGCCAGTGGCGCGGCCACCGTCTTTACGAGCAGGACGATCACCACGCTTCATGCCTTTGTGGCCTTCCATGGCAACAGCCTTCAGGCCACCACCACGCTTCTTTTTGGCACGGGCAGCTTTTTCAACTTCCGAACCTTTGCCAGCGTAAACATCCGTTGGGGCGGCGTTAGACATCATAACGCCCTTCTGGATCATGTTGCTGGAACCCTTAGAACGTCCCTTCATAACTCAATCTCCTATCAGGGCGTGTTAAGCAGTAAGATCTGCGGCTTGGACATAGTGAAAGGTGACAACACCAACACCATTGCCAGTATTCGCAGAAAGAGCGTAGATCAGAACATCGGACGTACCGACATCAATCCACTTAGCTGTGCGAGTAGCATTCGTGCCGGGCGTCAAGGCCGCAAGGCCAATACTCGCAAGGCTGCCACCCGAAACAAGCTCAGTGGAAGTAGCCGAAGTACCAATGCTGATTGTAGTAGCGGCACCGCTCCAAGCAACAGTGGCCAGAACGTCAATACGAACGATCAAGCTGTTGGCCGGGATGCAGATGCCAGTCGTAGCTGCCGTGGCAGTATCAGCCTGCGTAATAGCAGCCGATTGGGCCAGAATGACAGAACCAACATTCTTAACTTCACCAGCAGAGGTGCCGGTTGTATCAAGAACGTCACCCGCCTTAACTGGGCCGGTAAAATGGGTAGCTCCCATCAGAGGGCTCCTTTCAAGTGTCCATATTTCAGAGCTAACTTCCTAACAGTGCTAGTATCACTACCAACTCTGCGGGCCCTCTCCGCATAAGACAGATGTTGATTATCTACGATAAATCGCAATTTATCAACATAGTTCTTGTCAGAGAGACGGCGTTGTAAGCTAATCTCAGATAGCTTTTTGCGATGCTCTTCAGATCTATAGTCAAAGGTTGATGCCCGACGCCCTGCTCTAATTCTGGCACGGACTTCTTCACTATGACTATTCCCACGCATAGGAGCTTTAGCAAAGCTTGCTATGTTAAAATAAGTTGGTTCAGCAAAAGAAGCCTCTCCTTTTAGAAATGCTTCTTCAATCCGATCCAGATCTTCTAAGCTTTCACATACAGCTTCTAAACCCCAAGAGAATTGATTGTGCCCATATTTATTATAGGCACGTTGAAGCTTAGAATTTATGTGTTTATTCCATCGCAAAAGGCGGAAATGCTCTTTTACGCGCTTTTTCACATCTTGTGATTGCCCAACATAGCATACGCCAGTCGCATTATTGACGATCTTGTAGATCCCAATAATTTTGTCAGCATATGGCACAGACAACATCCTTTGACGTACTAAAGCCCATTTACAGAGCATAAAGAAGGGCGGGTTTTGGCCCGCCCCCCAGAGATTACGAAGTCGGGAACGAACCGAAAATCGAACGCCAGTTGAAGTAGCCGAAGCTGTAACGCTCGTAGCCCTTCACAAGCAGGTTGTCGGTAACAAAATCGACCTGCATATCTGTTTCAAACTTGACGCGCTCCATGTAAGCGAGGCCGTCAATGTTTGTCAGAAGGAACCATGCGTACTGGCTGGTAAGGAAGTCGTTCACCATGTAGCCTTCTGGAAGGCCACCACCCGTAAACATGATGGCATTCACATCGTTATCCGCTGTGCCGGGGCGCAGTTCCGTCTTCGTCAGACGGATAGCAACCGGCTCAAGCTGCGGAGGAACGATGAGCTTGCGCGCACGAGCGAAAACCTTCAGGCCCGCCTGATCTTTGAAGTTGGTACGGATCGAGATCATGCCGTTGAGAAGTGTTGATTCGTTAAGATCAACATCCACAGTAGGCTTGTTCGCAACCGTGCCACCATCAATCGGGTGATCGGTGGCGCAGAGAGCCTTACCGTCACCGCCAATCGAGGCGTTGTAGGTTGTTGCTGTATTCAGCACGTTCGCGCCATAGATTTCCTTCGTCTGCTGGAAAGATTCCATCAGGCCAAGGTTCGACGGCATGAACTGCGTCTTATACAGGTTATCGTCGATAGCTTTGCGGGTGATTGCGTAGCCGAGAGCAATTTCAGTGTGCTCTTGGTTGTACACATAACGCTCACCAGCGTTGTTATCGAACTGAGTCTGGCCACCTTCCGTCTTCAACTGAGCGAGGCCGAGGTAACGCATTTCTGCGGTACGTTCGAGAGCCATCTTCGAGTCGAATTTCTGGAAGATCTTGTCGTACTGCGACGGAATCTGCTCGTACTTGCCTTCAATACCACGAAGGCCCGGAAGGAGCAGATCCTTAATGGCGGAAAGATTAACAGCCATAGTTCACCACTCCTCTTAGGTGTGCAGGCCAGCAAGCTGCTTCGGAGCCACGTTATTGAATGCAACAATAACTTGGTTGTAAGCGCCTGACTGGGTGCCGTTCGATCCGGGCGGATCAGTGACAAGAGACACAACACGGAAAGGAAGCGTGGTAGTCGTGGCGGGGCTATTGTACTCAATATACGCGCCAGAAATACCAGAGGCAGTATTGCCCGTGCCATAGTTGAACTGTACGTTCGCATTCACAGCAGCTTGCGTGAGGCCCGTCGAGGACGAACCACCAACCTGCACTTTGAAGCGAGCATTTGGATCGTTGATGATGTAGCCTTCAACCGTCTGGCTGGAAGCAACGTCAGTGCCGGGCCAGTAGTTGCTCCAAACGGTACGCTTCTGCGAAACCGAAAGGTACTGACAGCCGACAAAAATACCAGCAATGCCATAAGCCTGCGAGCCGGGAGTATCAACAGCAACGCCACCGGCTGCTGTCGGGAAGACGGGATCGCCAAAATAAATGGCGGAAGCATTGTAAGCAATAACAACCGACACCTGCTCGTAAGTAGGGGCCGATCCACCACCGCTCACCTGCTGAAACCCGAAGGGCGCATTCGTATTCGCCATAACGGTATCTCCGAAGGGATGAGCTACCTATTGCGCCGGGCAACCGCGTAGCTCTCAAAAGAGCGAACCCACTTCCCTAGAAGCGGGGTATGCGCTGTAAGAAGTTCTGAGAACAAGCTTATGCGCTACACAATAAATATCATACTTGTACACAAAATCAATTGACATATGTTAAATTGTAATTATAGTTTCATACAGTCTTATATTGCATGAGGGTAAAATGGAACAATTATCTGACTATTTAGAATATAATCATCAAACAGGTATTTTAACTTGGAAAAAGAAGCCCAGCAAAAATATACAAATTGGGAAGGAAGCTGGTTACAAATCTAATATTGGGTATATTCAAATAGGGTTTAGAGGAAAAATTTATTATGCCCATAGAATAGCATGGGAATTATATTACAACGAAAACCCGCCGAAAATGGTAGATCATATTAATGGAAATAAATCAGATAATAGAATTGAAAATCTTAGATCAGCAAACAATGCCCAAAATATGCAAAACATGGGGAAAACAAAACGAAACTCAACTGGATTTAAGGGGGTATGCCACCTTAAAAAACAAAATAAATATATGGCCGTAATTGGCCATAAAATGAAATCTATTTATTTGGGAGTGTATGAGACAGCAGAAGAAGCCCATGCAGCTTATTGCAAAGCGGCAGAAAAGCTGCACGGGGCATTTTGTAAAACTGAATAATCAGTCTCTTGGGACTGGAAGGGGTTCGTACCCCTTTTTTATCGACGGACGAACCTGCTGGTGATCTCTACCAAACTGGCCTTCCGGGGCAGAGCCAAGTTGTTGCTCTTTCGCGCGAACTTGGTTCTTAGCACGGCGCAATTCTACATCACGCGCTTCAGATGTCAATTCGGACGGACGCTCCATAAGAATCATGCCGTCGCGCTCAATAGCTTCGTTCTCCCAACCTTGCGGCATCATCTCTGGATGGCGCGTAAGAGGGACAGGTTCCCAACCCTGACGGGACAATTCTACCTGATAGGCAGGATCTTCCTTGCCAAACAAGGTTTTCCGCTTCCATTCATACGTCCAACCTTCAGGAATGATGTTGATGTCAATCTTAAACCGATCCATCTCATCAAGATTCTGCCCCTGACGGTGTTTGCGGATTTCTTCCGCACGCGCGGCAGCACGCATACGGGGATCTTCCTCACGCATTGTCTGTCTCGCTATCTTTTTGGCTTCGGCGGGTGTCGGAACCGGCTTCAAACCAGCGTTTTCATCAACCATAACTGGCCTCCTTAGCCAATCTTGCCTTCTTTACGAAGAAGTTCACGGTTTTTAGCGTAATCTTCAGGGCTCATACCCATCATCTGGGCCATTTCACGCTCTTGCTGGCTTAAACGGACAACATTAGGCCGTCCCGATCCAGAAGCAGCACGCGAAGATGGCGCAGGGGGCGGTGCAGAGCGCGATTGTACCGGCGCAGACGCTGCTGAAAGCGTTTCTTGCTCAGAATCGTCTTCTTTTGACTGCTTGTAGCCTAATTGGCTCTCAATATAGTCAAAATAGGCGTCAGAATCCGGTATGTAGCCTTCCGCAATCGCAAAATTGTGGGCTCCAACCATCTTATTGAACATTTTAGTGTCGCGGGCGCATTCTGGATGGGAACGAATCCACGTTGCAGAGCGCGGAGAAAGCTGTGAAGCAAGCTCTTCCACCGCATCTTTGCGCTGAAATGTTGGCGGAGGCTGCACTGGTTGTACAGGTTGAGCCAAACGCTCCTGCAATGCCACCTTGCCGTTCTGCAATTGCAGCAATTTAGCGTTGTTCATTGACATTGCGGACTGCAAATCAGCCGCTTTGTCGTAATCGCCAGCCTGCAATGCGTCCCTTATCTGGCTTTTAATGTTGTCGTTGTCCTTTTGGAACGCATCAATTGCGTTATTTAGCAATTGAAGGTTGCTGTCTTGGACATCTTTCTGGGCTTTTTGCGCTTGTTCAGCCGCTGCATGAGCTAACTGAGCGTTTTGCTGAGCCATGCGTTCAGCTTCGGCGCGCATTTCGCGCTCTGCCTCTAGCATTTTCTTTAGCTCATCAATGCCTTCTTCAGGCATTTTGCCCTTCTTTTCAGGCTCTTTTGCTCCGTCCTTAACGTCCTCAATCACCACTTCTGGTGCGGGCTCGTCTAACTGAAGTTCAACCTGTTCTTCTGACATATCTATCACCAAACCTGATCAGGAGAGGCAAGCTTGCCTCGAATGTTAACGTCTTTCAGGATGGCGCAAGTCACGCCATGCACTGTCACAAGCCATGCGTCAGAGTGTCGGAAGTAAACCCAATCGTTTACCTCTACATTTGCTCCGTCAAACCACGCCGAATCATCCCCCTCCACAAAAGCTTGGGGGCCTTTCTTAATCACAAGGCCAACTTTGCCCTGCCACTTGTCTTCGTCGCGGGTTTGCGCCGCAAGGAAAAGGCCGCTTGCCGTCTTTTCTGGACGGACATACAAAGCAACCATCACTTGCGTATTGAACAAGCTGATATCGTTAATGTCGCCAATCTGATCCCAAATCTCCTTTTTGGGATCAACAGCATGAGTCATTTTCATATAAGGCATTAGTCTTCCTCTCCCCGTCTTTTGCCGGTACGCACAAAGTATTCAGCCTCATCCAATAACTCCAAAGCAGTGCGAAGCCCCCGGATGTAGCCGGTGCGGTTCCGATACTCATCAAACGAAGCAAGGTTCCCAGCCTCTAAGACGGATTTCTCGTCTGCGATGGCTTCGTTTACTAGGGCGTCAAACACCCTCTCCAGATGGGAACCGTATGTTTTCGTCATGCCTCTGCCATTGGATAAGCTGATCAATTAGCTCTTCGTACCGTTTTTGGGCGGCACGCTTATTGACACTAACGATTACACTTTCTCCAGTGCAGTGCCCCAAAATGGTTTTCCCGATAAAAATTGATGGCGCTCCGCACACGGCACAGCACCCATTAATCATATCCACAACATGAGAAAGGCCCGGATCAATGTCCGGGCCTTCACTCAATTCTATTGGATTACATTGTCCAACTGCGCTTTTTTGGTTTTGGGGCAGCTTCCCCATGCGGGTTCTCACCGTAAGCGTGGATCTTTTCAATGCGTCCGGGGCCGCTACCAGCACCAAACGTCATGTTAGGAACTTTGCCGCCAGCCTTGCGGGCTGTGCGCTTGTATTCTTGCATTTCTTCCTTTTGCAAACGGCCTTCACCCGATCCAGCGCCAGCCGTCATGTCCTTATAGGACTTAATACGGCCACCCGATTTGCGCGGCAACGGAGCCATGCCGGGAATGCCCGGAACGCCAGCGCCTTGCGGAGCAGGAGCGCCGCCACCCATTGGGACAGGAACCGGCATTGGCATTGGCATTGCGCCTGCGCCCGGAGGCATTCCGCCCGGAGGCATACCACCCGGAGGCATACCACCCGGAGCCGGAGGCATTGGCATCGGCATTGGTGGACGCGGAGGCATACCGCCCATAGGCATTGGCCCCTGAGCGGCAGGCTGAGGAGCAATCACAATGTTGATGTTAGACTTGCCCTTAGCACGGCCACCCGTAGCACGTTTAGTACGGCCACCGTTCTTTTTCTTAGCAAAATATTCGTCGCCGTAACCACCTTGATTAATGGTACGCGCTGATTCATCCGATGTCTTAAAAACATTTTCTAACGCATCTTTATGCTCTTTGTCTGCGGCCTTATGTCGAGCATAAGCATCCATAACTTTACGATTTGCTTTGGCGCTTTCAGTGCTTTCAGAACGCATACCTGCGCCGCCGCCGTCATCCTTTTTAGTACGGCCACCGCACATCTTTTCTTTGCGGGCTTCCGGCTTTACCATTTTCTTGATGAGGGCCTTATCCATAGCCTCATCAGAATGAACCTTGCCGCCTTTAGCACGCATAGGCATAACAGCCGGAGCCTTAGCAGCAGGATTGTTCATAGGAGTCTTGCGCTTCATAAGCGTTTGAGCGGGGCCAGCCATCAATGGGCCGCCGTTCATTTTTTCTGTACGGCCACCACGTTTCAATCCACTTGAAGTTAAGCTTTCATTGACTTTCTTAGCTGCCTTATCTGCATCGCGCCGAGCTTTTTCACGCAATGCTTCTTTCATTGCGTAATCCATCTCTCTAGCGTTGCCAATTGTATAGCTAGTGCTAAGCTTGCTACCACCGCCGTCATTTTTCTTTGTGCGGCCACCTTTTTTGTAATCAAGGCCGACAGCTTTGCGGAGCAGTGAGGTTTGGCCCTTACCAGAAGGAATCTGTGGATTCCCACCAGCCGTAATATCGCCACCCATCATTTTCTTAGTACGGCCACCCTTTTTATAAGGCGACTTGATATCTTCCTTAGCGCGGAATTTAATCGGCTCTTGCGGACGGCGCGGCGGCAGGGGCATTTGCGCGTCTTTTGCAGATTTGATTTCTTCAGCGGATGGACGCGCCTTTGAAGCCTCTTCAGCCATAGCAGTCAGACGGGCGCGATCCTCAGCCGAAATCTCACCGCCAACCTGCTTAGCCCTA